CAGCTCCAGTTGCACCAGCACCTGCTCCAGTAGCCGAAGAAGCTGAAGGAGAAGAAGTAGTTGATCTACAAGAACTTCTTGATTCATTGAACGAAGAAGAAACCGAAGAAGAAGAAATGGAAGAATCTATCGTCAATGAAGAAAAGGAAGAAGACGACGAAAAAGAAGAAAAGGTAGATGAAAAGATTGAAGATGAAAAGGTTGACGAATCTCTTCAAGCTGAATTGAACGAAGCTATGTCTACTGTTCAATATCTCCGTGATCAACTTAACGAAGTTAATTTGTTGAATGCAAAGTTGCTATATACAAATAAACTATTTAATCAATTTAACCTCGACCAAAAGCAAAAACTTAAGGTTGTGGAAACATTCGACTTGGCTAAGTCCATCCGTGAAGTCAAGTTGAGTTATACTATTTTGTCCGAATCATATAGTTTAGGTGGATCAGTTGTCAAAAAGACTAATACAACTGCAAAAACAATCACCGAAGGTTTGGCAAGTAAACCAGTTGCATCAACAGCTCCTGCAAAGGAATTGATTGTAGAAAACAGCAACGTGATGGCTTCAAGATTCCAAAAGCTCGCCGGAATTAAGAAGTAAAAAGTTAAATTAAGGTGAGTAAAAACTAACTATAAAATAAATTCAAATTATGAGTGATATTAAATCATTATTGACAAACAATATGAATCCACAGGCTAAGTTGATGACTGAAACCCGTGGATTGCAAAGCAAATGGGACAAGACTGGTCTTCTTGAAGGACTAGAAGGTGTCGATAAGGCACACATGTCCATCTTGCTTGAAAACCAAGCACAACAATTGTTGAACGAAGCTACCTCTACAGGTACTTCCCAAAACAGTGAACAATGGGCTGGCGTAGCTCTTCCATTGGTTCGCCGTGTATTCGCTGAAATTTCCGCTAAGGAATTCGTTTCAGTTCAACCAATGAACCTACCATCTGGTCTAATCTTCTATCTAGACTTCAAGTATGGTACTACCCGTGGTGGTCTTCCAGGCCAAAACGGTTACAACGGACAATCCTTGTTCGGTGGTAACAGCACTAAGCTTGGTTCTACCGATGCGGCTGTAAACGGTCTATACGGTGTAGGTCGTTATGCATATACTGAAAACTTCACTTCTTCAGTATTGTCATTTACTACAGGTTCAGTAAGCTTCAGTGATGTTGACTTGAATTCATTATATGTTGCTACAGGTTCATACAGAAAACTAACTGTAAACGTCGGCGACAATACCGGCAACAGAATTGATTTGAATGCAGTAAGAAGCTTTGCTTTGAGCGGTTCATCAATTGATCCAACCCTACAAATCAATGAATTAACCAAGGTATATAACACTGGTTCATTGGCATCTCCATATTACAGAATTCAATTCATTGTAACTGGTTCACAAGCACCAACTCCAGGTAATGCTACATTGACATATACAGTACAACCTACTGACAGTACCCGTGGTGACTTCGAAGATACAAATCCATTCAAGGGATCTGCTGGTGGTTCATCTGGTATCAACCAAGGTACCGATATCAACATTCCAGAAGTTAACTTGGAACTTAAGAGCGAACCTATCGTTGCTAAGACCCGTAAGTTAAAGGCAGTCTGGACCCCAGAATTGGCTCAAGACTTGAATGCTTATCATAGCATTGATGCAGAAGCAGAATTGACTGCTCTCTTGAGTGAATATGTATCAATGGAAATTGATCTTGAAATTATGGACATGTTGATTAATGCAGCTCCTGCATTGACAACCGAAGCATGGTCTGCAGTAATCGGTAAAGACATCATTAAGGGTGCAAATGACTCTAATGGTCTTCCAACATTCACCGTAAACAACGATTCAACCAATCGTACTGCTTACGTAAAGAGCACTTGGTACCAAACTCTTGGTAACAAGATTCAAAAGGTAAGCAACAAGATTCATCAATTGACTCTACGTGGTGGTGCAAACTTCCTAGTAGTAGGTCCAGATGTAGCAACCATCTTGGAATCAATCCCAGGATATGTTGTTAACACAGACGGTGATTCTGCTAAGTTCGCAATGGGTGTAAGCCGTGTTGGTAGCTTCGCAAGTCGCTTCCAAGTCTACAAGAACCCATACATGCAAGAAAACACCATCTTGATGGGCTTCCGTGGAAATAACTTCCTAGAAACCGGTGCTGTATATTCTCCATACATCCCACTAGTACAAACTCCATTGGTATACGATCCAGTCAACTTCACACCACGTCGTGGCGTATTGACTCGTTATGCTAAGAAAGTAGTACGTCCCGAATTTTACGGTAAGATCTATGTATCTGACCTAGACCAAATCTAATCAATACTAAGATAGATTAAACAATGACCCCGGCAGAAATGCCGGGGTTTTTTATTTTGTAATTCTATTTATATTATATGATTAATTTAACTGATATAGTGGATGAAATTTTAGAAAAAAATGAACCAATGAAGTTGGTTAAAGATGTTCAAATAAGCGAACAATTAAAATATCATTTGGATAGAAAACTTACATTAGAAGAAAATATATATAGAATTTATAGTGAAGGATATTTTAAAATAGTAAATGAAGTTCGTGGTTTATACAATGATGACGCAATTGAATTAAATGATGATGATGTAGATATTATAGAAAGTGATTTAGGAATTAAAGCAATATATGAAGGTATAGAAGTTTATTTAGATGCGCCAATTGAATTGGAAGAAGATGAATATCTAAATGAGGTAAAACACAGAGGTAGAACTGTACATCTTAGTAGACCATTTAGAACTCCAGGAGGACCAAAGAAATTTGCAGTATATGTAAGAGGTAAGAATGGTAATATCAAGAAAGTAACATTTGGTGATCCTAAGATGCGAATACGAGCAAGTAGTAAGGCTCGTAGAAAGAGTTTTAGAGCAAGACACAGATGTAGTCAAAAGAAAGATAGAACAACGGCTGGATATTGGAGTTGCAGAAGTCATAGAATCAAATCATTAGGAACTAAAAGCAAGGGTAAGTACTGGTAAGTTATGGAGTTTCCATTTAAAGAAAGTCAAATTGAAGGTAATTTATATCTAAGAGAATTTGAAGAAAGTGTAGATATAGATGATTTGGAATGGCATAGAGATAGAGAAGATAGAATTGTAGAAATAATTGGTACAACTGATTGGCAATTGCAAATGGATAATGAATTACCAAAAATTATGTCTGGTAAATTTTTTATACCAAAAGAAGTTTGGCATAGAATTATTAAAGGAAATGGTAATTTAAAAGTTAGAATAACTAAATTATAATATATTTATAAACAATGAGTGCGAACAAATATCTTTATTTAATGATAAAGACACATATGATCACTGGATTAAAGTATCTCTGTAAGAGAGTTACTACCAGTGATTCTAAAGCTATTTCATATAAAGGATCAGGCAAGTATTGGAAAAATCACCTTAAAATACATGGAAATAACATAAATACAGAAATACTTGCTAAATATGATCTAGATAAAATTGAAGAATTTAGTAAATTATGTATAGAACACAGTAATAAATTTAATGTAGTTCATAGTAATGAATGGGCAAATTTAATTGAAGAAAATGGATTTTCAGGTGCAGTAATTGGTGAAAATAATCCTAGTAAAAATCCAGAAGTTAATCTTAAAAAAAGTAAATCATTAAAAGGAAAGTATACAGGAAAACTTGCAAATTTTTATGGAAAAAAACATACTGAAGAAACCAAAACAAAGATGAGCATTGCAAATTCAGGTGATAATAATGTAATGCGTAGAAGACCTGAAGTTTTATCAAAATTAATATTAACAAAAAATAAACCAGAAAATAAAGAAAAACAAAGATTGATTGCAATTGAAGTAAATAGTAGACCAGAAGTAAAAGAAAAGATTAGACAATCAAAATTAGGATTAAACAATCCAGTTGCAGATAAAAATATTTATACACTCAAAAATAAATTTACCGGCGATACTATTATCGGTACACGATTTGATTTAATTGAACAAATGAAAAATTTAAATAGTAACAATCCATTTATTAATATATTAACAAACGGAGATATTGGTTATTTTTTAAGAAAAGATAGAATTGTAAAAAATGTGAAAGGATGGACTAAGATATGAGTGCTGCACTTGATAACGACAGAATTCGATGGCCTGGGAGTGGTAGTGCTGTAAATACAGGCAGTATACCATTTGGATTTTACTTAAGTGAACCAACACCATCTAGTTTAACTGGAAGTGTTGGATTCTTTGAATATGATTGTGAAAAGAGTGCTGAATGGGCAGCTAAAAGAATGGGATATCCAATCATTGACATTGAATTGATTGATCTTAATTTTTATGCCGCATTTGAAGAAGCTGTAAATGAATATGGTGCTCAAGTAAATCAATTTAATATCAGAAACAATTTATTAAATTTACAAGGATTAAGTACCGCAGATAATCCTAATATTACAGGAAAAAATGTTACTGGAACAGGATTACCATATATAATTCAATTGGCCAAAGGATATGGAAGTGAAGTTGGTGTAGGTGGATATGTTGATATAAAAAAGGCTGCAGTTCAATTAACTTCCAGTGTACAAACATATGATTTACAAACAATAATTGGTACAACTCTTGAAACAGGTAGTAGAGTTGAGATTAGAAGAGTGTTTCATGGTCCTCCACCAGCATTTGCTCGTATATATGATCCATTTAGTATGACTGGTATGAGTTATAGCAATGTATTGAATGAAATGGGTTTTGCTGGATATAGTCCTGCTACACAATTTTTGATGACACCAATATTTGAAGATTTATTAAGAGGTCAAGCAATTGAATTTAATGATATGGTTCGTAAGAGTGCATATAGCTTTGAAATTGTCAATAATAAATTAAAGATATTTCCTATTCCTACTCACGATCATACAATTTATGTTGAATATGTTGTTGAAAAAGATAAATTAAATGGTGCAAATACATTTAGTAGTGGAAGTAATTATGATGTGGTCAGTGATTATAGTAATGTTCCATATCAAAATGTAGTTTATTATAAATTAAATGCAGTTGGAAAACAATGGGTTAAGAAATATTTCTTGGCATTATGTAAAGAAAATCTTGGTTTGATTCGACAAAAATATAGTACAATTCCAATTCCTGGTGGAGAAGTAACACTAGATGGATCGGAATTAAGAAGTGAAGCTTCTGCCGAAAAAGAAACTTTAATAACTCAATTGAGAGAAAATCTTGAAGCAACCAGTCGTAAAGCTCAAATGGAAGCTAAAGCAGATGAAACTGAAAAGATGACATCTATTATGAAAACAGTTCCACTACTAATTTATATTGGGGTTTTGGTATTTGGTTTTATATTAATATTTCATGATAAACCCATGTCTTATTTGCAACATTTCATTTAATAATAAAATAGTATGGCATTATTTGGAAGATATTTTAGTCAACGAGACATTAATTTGGTAAACCAATTTAATGCAGAATTATTGCGTGATATTATTGAAACGCTTGTTGTTTTGTTTAAAATTGCACCAAATGAAACCAACACAAACATTTATGGTGAAACAGTTGCGGCTGAAGGTAAAAGTTTTTATCCTGGTGTAGAATTAAGTACTTTAATTGATCGTGGTGATATTAGTACTGATGATGAAGGATTTGGACCAGATAGAGATCAAACCGTTGTATTTAAATTCAGAGAACTGTCTTTAAAAGATGCAAGTTTTTATCCTGAAGTTGGCGATTTGATATTATTCAATGATCGTTATCATGAAATTGATAATGTTGTACAAGAACAATTTTTAGGTGGTCAGTCAAATAAATCGCATAGTATAATCTGTAACAGTCATTATACTAAGTTGAGCAAGATTAATTTAGTTAACCGTCAATATTAATTATGTGGGAAGGTAATAAAAACAATCCAGTACCAACAAATAACAATGTTGAAAAGAACAATCCTATTGTATCTAATGTAAGAAACATTGCATTGGATACTAGAAGAGATGAAGATCCAAAGAAAAACTTTACTGTTAGTTTATTGGATGTTGATACTGCATTGATTAGTTATATACAAAATGTTATTAATCCTACTGTAATTGACGCAGGTGAAAATATAAAAGTACCAATTATATATGGTAATCCTGAAAAATGGTATGCTGCAAAAGCTCAAGGTGCATTAAGAGATCAACAAGGTAAATTACAAATACCATTGATAATGGTTAAAAGAACATCATTTGCGAAAGATGAAGGTTATCAAACATTTAATCGTTATTTGAGTTATCCGGTAATGACCAAGTTCAATGAAAAGAACAAATATGATAAATTTAATTTATTAAATAAGACAGTTGCTCCTACCAATCAAATATTTGCAGTTACTATGCCTGATCATATTAAAGCAGAATATGAATTTATTGTATGGACTGAATATGTTGAACAAAACAATGCAATATTAGAAAAAATTAATTTTGCAGAAGGAGATTATTGGGGAGATAAACAAAGATTTAACTTCAGAGTTAAAATTGACAATTACACAAATACTATAGAAAGTAGTGGTGAAAAAGACAGAATGGTAAGAAGTACATTTACTTTAACTACCAATGCTTATTTGTTGCCAGAATCTTTTGAAGATAGAAAACAAACTGTTCAAAGATTATTGACACCAAAACAAGTAAAATTAACAGCAGAAATTGTTAGTAGTACTCAAATGGCTAAGGTTAATCAAAAGGTTAAAGATAACACTTATAGTAACAAAGGAAATCCTTATTATAGTATAAATCCTATTGCCGAAAATGATAGTGAATGGAGATTTCCTAAAGGTACTATCGCAACCGAACAATCTACTACTGCAGCTGGAGAAGCAATTACTACAATTAGACAAAGTTATGCCGCATTGATACAACAAACTATAAACTTAACAGTTAGTGGTTCTCAAGAAGTTACTATTTGGCATGATGTTCCAAATACACCCACTGATTATGGTGAACCAGGTTGGATGGCATATGATGGCGATTATCATTACATTTATGCTGGAGGAAGATGGTTAAGACAATCCATTGCTGATTGGACTGCGTAATGTCAAGAATTATATATTAATATGTTTTATATTTATATTTATAACTAGATAAAGACGAAATTATATGCCATACCCCAATTCTAACACTTTAAATATAGTAATTCCACAAACTTCTGCATCATTGCAGGGTGGACAAGCACCATTTGTTGAAACAATTATTAGTGGTTCAAGACTTATTTTACAAACCGATTCATTTGGTTTTTTAACAGGTTCATCTGATATAAATGTAAACAGTATTACTGCTAGCAATATTAGTGCAAGTGGTTATATTAGTTCCAGTAATTTGTATGTAAAAACTAATATTACTGATGCAGGTACACTAACAGTAGTTGGCGCATCAACATTAGCAGGATTGACTGGTACTACTGCCACCTTCAGCGGATTAGTTAGTGCGAGTGCAGGATTAACTGCGAGTGCAATACAAGATGCGGGTACACTTACTGTTGTTGGCAATAGTACATTATCAAATGTATTTGCAACAAATGTTACCGCAAGTAATTTAAGCGCAAGTAATAAAATTGTTGCTTCGGAAATTACTGCAAGTAATGAATTATTTGTAGGTACTGGTCCAGCTTATAGAACTTATGGTGAAGCAGCAGTTAATGAAAATTTAGCAAGATTATATGTAAGTGGTAGTGCTACTATATTTTCAAAATATGCTACTTTAAATTTGGCAACTAGTGCAAGTGATGCTGGCGCCCAATCTTCAATTCTATTTTCACGGTTGGCTTCAAGCGGTTCTGAAGCAGTATTATCTCCAAGAATGCAATTGGGAACTGAATCTGGTTCCACTGATTTGAGAGTTTATGCTTATTATTCTTCAACCGATCCAGACATTGTTAATCAAGCGGCCGGTGCAAATATCGTACCTGGTACTAGAGCGATATTTAAACAAAGTGGTTATTTTGGTATTGGTAGTTTTATAAATTATGTTGATGGGGGTGCTAAGACGACATATGTTTCTAGTTTGCCAGGATATGCTGGTATTGTTGGTCCTGATGCAATGTTGACAATATTACCAATGGATAGTGCTAGTTTTGGTTCTGCTGGTTCTAAATCAGCAAATAGAAACATATTGAACATCATGAGTTATGATACCAGTTCAATTATGTTTATATCCGGTTCAGATGGATATGTTTTATTAGGAAAAAATACAACGGATGGTATAAACAGATTACAAGTTGCGGGTAATGTTAGTGCTAGTGCATATACTGGTTCATCTGCTAATTTTACAAACTTAATTGCAACAAATATTACATCAAGTAATATTAGTGCAAGTGGCAATATTAGTGCTAGTACAGTAAGAGTAGAAACAAGTATAGTTGATGGCGGAACACTTACAGTATTAGGCAATACAGTATTAGGCGATGCAGTAACTGATACTACACGAATTACAGGTAGTACATCTATTAGCGGAAGTTTGTCTGTAGTAGGAAATACAACTTTACAAAATACATTTGTTACAAATTTAACCGCTTCAAATATAAGTGCAAGTGGATTTATTACAGCAAGTGCATTATATGTTGATACTAATGCAACAATTAATGGTGATTTAACAATAAATGGTGGAGACATTATATTATCAAATACTGCAACAAATATTAGTTTGTTGGATAATGTTGGTGGTGCATTAGATATAAAAGAAGCAACAAATTCTTATATAAAAATTGCTACCACGGATGCAAATCCAAATGTTACATTTGGTGTAACACCTACAGTTTATATTTTAAAGACTACTGATAACGATTTATTAACATATGATAACGGTGCGTTGCAAGTAGGCGGTGGTGTAGGTATAAACAAAAATTTATTTGTTGGTGCAAATACATATACTGTTGGAAATTCATCTATTACTGGCAGTTTAACTGTTGGTACAACATTAAGAGTAAACGGTAATAGTATTTTAGGTGATTCTTTAAGTGATGTAAATACTTCTAGCGGAAGTTTGAGAGTATTAAATACAACAAATAATGATCAACTAACATATACAAATGGTGCATTGGTAGTAGATGGTGGTGTTGGAATTGGAAAAAATTTATTTGTCAGTGGATCTATGTTGGTTAACGGGGATTTTACTGTATTTGGTAGTTCCAGTGTAGTTTATATTAGTTCAAGTACAGTAATCATTAATGATAATATCATTCAATTAAATGCATTTTTCCCATTTGAAAGATATGCAGGTTTTGAAGTATTTGATAGTGGTAGCAATCAAAGAAGCGCATCATTACTTTGGGATGGTAAAAATGATAATTGGATAACAGTAGATCAAGTAAATAGTGCAAGTAACATAATAGTGGGTCCAACTAGTTCGTTTACATCAGATAATATTACTGGATTTACTACTAATAGAATTCCAAAAGCATATGATGCTACTGGCATTACCGATTCTGCTTTGAGTGATAATGGTACAACATTATCTTATACTGGAACTACAATCAGTTCAAGTACACTCACTGCAACTACTGGAAGTATAACATATATTACTGGTGCATTGGTAACTTATGTTACTGGTTCATTTAATATTCTTCAAGTATCTACAGGAAGCAGTCCTGGCACTGGTCAAGTTCCATCTTCACCAACAAATACTGGGTTTGTTGGACAAATAACTGTAGATAATAATTTTATCTATGTTTATACGGGCAATATTTGGAAGAGAGTTCCTATTTCAAATTGGGCACCATAAAATAATCAATGAAAGTGTAAATAAAGTGATAACCCAAGAAATAAACCTCTTGGGTTATTATATTTATATAAACATAAATAAAGTAATATTTATACAATATGCCAATAGGATCTGGAATAGTTTATAATACCGGCGATTTAATCTTAAGTCAAGTAAGTAGTTCAGGTACAGCATTTTTAGAAACTAAAATAGCTGCAGCAACCAGTTCT